ATTGAAACTAAAGGTAGATTCGTAGTTACAGATAGAAAAAAGCAACTATTGGTAAAACAGCAGCATCCCGAATTGGATATTAGATTTGTATTTACAAGTTCAAAAAGTAAAATATCCAAAAACTCAAAAACCACATATGCTGATTGGTGTATTAAACATGGATTTAAATACTCCGATAAGATAATACCAGATGAATGGTTTTTATAGTATAAATAATTTGGTAATTCAAAATATTTTTATTATATTTGTTATGTGATAACCAATACCGATAAAAATAAAGTAACTAATACCCTAACTAATGTAATGGGTAGTGCTCTTACCCTGAAGGGTAGTGAGCTAGCATTCAACTGTCCATTTTGTAACCATCATAAGCCAAAATTACAAATAAATACGGACACTCAAAAGTGGCATTGCTGGAATTGCAATAGTGGTGGGAAAAAGTTGACATCTCTTCTTAGAAAGTTAGATGTAGACAGGAAAACGATATCTCTAATTAGAGATATTTATGGAGATACTAATTGGAATCCTCAAACGGATGATTTAGAAACTAAAGTATTTATCCAACTCCCAAAAGAATATATTACATTATCTACTCCACCATTGGGGTTCAATCCAGAATATAAACATGCCATGGTATACCTCATTCAACGTGGGATAGGTATGAAAGAAATAATTAAGTATAATATTGGATACTGCAAGGAAGGATTGTATGCAAGACGTATTATAATACCATCATATGATTTGAATGGCCAGATTAACTATTTCATATCTCGTTCATATTATGTGGAGGAAACGATGAAATACAAGAATCCACCGATAAGTAAAAATGTAATAATGCTTGAATCGCATATTGATTGGGGTGAACCGATAATATTATGCGAAGGAGTATTTGATGCAATTACGATTAAACGAAATGCAATACCTCTATTGGGTAAATTTCCATCTAAGATGTTAGTTGAGAAGATTTTTATGAGTAAAGTAACCGATGTTGTTATAGCGCTTGATAATGATGCAATCGCTGATGCGACTAAAGTTGCTGAATATTTTAGAAAGCAAGGTATAAATGTTAAGATGATGCATCTCAGAGATAAAGATGCATCCGATATGGGATACCAACAATTTTATGCAGAATTAAATAATACACGAGAATTTACTTCTGAAGATTTATTATTAAGTAAAATATATAGTTTATGAATAAATTAAAGACCATATATCATATAGCTGATATACATATAAGAAATGTACAGAGACATGATGAGTATAGAAAGGTGTTTGAAAGGATGTTTGAAGAAATTCGTAAGAGAGGAACGGATGATTCAATTATATATTTGGCTGGAGATATAGCACATGCTAAATTGGAATTATCTCCTGAATTGGTTAGAGAAATCAGTTGGTTATTTACCGAATGTTCGAACCATTGTGAAACTATTCTTATTACAGGTAATCACGATTGTAATATGAATAATTCGGATAGACTAGATGTTCTAACTCCGATTGTGGAAGCCCTAAACCTACCAAACTTTCATTATTTAAGAGATACTCAGGTATATCCTATCGGTGGGGTAGAGTTTGGCGTATTTAGTATATTGGATAATAAAGCCAATTGGCCAAAGGGAAATACGTTAACTGCAGCTAGAAAGATTGCATTATTTCACGGACCAATTGATAATTCTTCAACCGATATAGGATACGTTGTAAGTAGTAGGCATTTCACAACCGATATATTTGATGGATATGATTTGGCATTATTAGGCGATATACATAAACGGCAGGAAATGATTTCCCCAAGTGGATGTAAAGTGGTATATGCCGGCTCGCTCGTACAGCAAAATTTTGGAGAAAGCGTATCGGGACATGGATTATTGGTTTGGGATTTGGATACATTAGAATATGAAGCGATTGATATTCAAAACGATTACGGATATTACACAATGGATGTGGATAATGGCATAGTTCCGATTGTGTCCGATATGCCTAAGAATCCAAGACTTAGAGTGAGATTATCAAATACAGATGCGGCTGATACGAAAAAGGTAATAACTGAAATTAAAATGCGATATGGTGTCGAAGATTTCACTATTGTACGAACGGACTCATTTAATAAAACAAAGACAGGCAATCGCTTAAGCCGATTAGAATTTGAGAATGTAACGGATATAAACTACCAAAATACACTAATCTGCGATTATGTTCAGAGAATGCTACCATTCGCTACTCCATCCGATTTGAATGGGTTAGAGTTAATAAACCGTGATATTAACAGTAGAATAAAGCAAGAGGAGATATATAGAAACATACAATGGAAACCTATTAATTTTTCATTTAGTAATATGTTTTCATACGGAGAAGATAATATAATAGATTTCACTAAGGTGGGCGGATTAATGGGTCTATTTGCTCCAAACGCTAGTGGTAAATCATCTTTGTTCGATGCAATATCATTCTGTTTATTTGATAAATGTAGTAGAGCATTTAAAGCTACTAATATTATGAACAATCGTAAGAGTGAGTTTGAATGCAAACTACATCTGCAAATATCTGGAATTGATTATTATATAAAACGAACAGCTAGAACAATTAATAAGGGTAGAAACGTAAAAGTAGATGTGGAATTTTGGAAAGAAGAAGATGGGATAATTACATCATTAAATGGAACTGAAAGACGTGATACCAATATAGTAATAGAACAGCATGTTGGTAAATATGATGATTTTGTTTTAACTGCTTTATCATTACAGGGCAACAATTCAATTTTTATTGACAAATCTCAATCAGAACGTAAGGAGTTATTGGCTCAGTTTATGGGATTGAATATTTTTGATAAACTATATGAAACAGCGGCTGAGGATAACAAAGAGGTTTCGATTCTTATTAGAAATTTCAAAAAGACCGATTTTACAAGTGAACTAGCCGAAAAAGGATTAGAAAAACAAACTAAAAAATCCGAATTAAGAGGATTAGAAAAAACATTAGAAAATAGAACAATAGATGTAACTGATTTATCCGATAGAATATTGGGATTAACAAAAGAGTTGGTGCCAGTAGATGGTAATTTGGATTTAGAGATATTAGAGAAGAAAAAAAACGATATTGATAGAGATATTTTACACTCATTTTCCGAAGAGAAACTTAAAAAAGTAAAGTTGGATGATTATGCCGAAGCTATATCCCAAATCTCAAAATCTATTGAAGAAAAAAAATATATTAATGAACAACCGATTGAAGAAGCTAAAAAGGAATGGGATGTATTGAAGGGTGAGATTAGTAACACCGAAAGATATATTGCATTAGTAGAACAATCATTGGAATCTAATAGGGAAAAACTTGCACACTTGGCTCAGCACGAATATGATCCGAATTGCAACTTTTGTATGAACAATGTGTTTGTAAAGGATGCAAAGGAAACCGAAAAGAGAGTTGAAGAGCAAATAGCTGATTTAGAAGAAGTGTGTGGTAAATTAAATTCATTAATTAACCAAGCAAGCCGACTAGTAGATGTTGATGAACAATGGGATGCTTTAGTTGATTTGAAATCTGAATATCAGACAGCAATTTTTGGTAGAGGAAACACTATTGCAGAATTGAATGTATTTAGAACTCAACAACAATTGTATGATAACCAGTTAGAGCAAGTTAAAGCCGATATTCAAAAATATCACGATAATGAAGATACTATTAAACGCAATAAACAAATAGAATCGGTAATCGATGGATTGAATAAAACCAAAAGTGAAATAGAATCGGAAATTAAATCTATTAATAAACAGATAACAACTATTACTGGATTAATTTCATCATTAGTTTTATACATAGATGGAGTAAAGCAAAAGATGGATGAAGTTAAAGAGTTGGAAGAAAAAAATAGATTGTATACCTATTATTTGGATGCGGTAAAACGTGATGGTATACCATATGAGTTAATTTGGAAAGCAACGCCTGTTATTGAAAATGAGATTAACAATATACTTTCGCAAGTTGTAGATTTTGGAATAGTATTGGATATCGATGGCAAATCTATTAACGCAAAAATAGTGTATGATAGCCAAGAATGGCCATTAGAAATGTGTAGTGGTATGGAGAAATTTATTAGCGGTTTAGCCATAAGGGTTGCACTTAATAATATATGTAATTTACCAAGACCCAATTTTTTAGTAATTGATGAAGGATTCGGCACATTGGATGCAAGTAATTTATCATCCCTTTTTATGATGATGCAATATCTTAAAACTCAATACGATTTTATTTGGATTATATCGCATTTAGAGCAGATGCGAGATGTAGTAGATGGGCTAATTGAAATTAAAAAAATAAATGGATTTAGTAAGATTGTTTTTTAATCTTATCGGCTCTCAATACATTCATATCCGAATTACTAATTCCTATATGCTTTTTAATTAGTTTATCAACTAAACTACTCATTTTAAACCCATGTTCTTCACAATACGACTTAAGAAGAACATGGGTTTCTTTATTTAACTGTAACATTGCATATTTCATAATCTTTAGTTTTCTTTATATTTGTTTATATAAGTATTAATATAATAAATTTTAGAATATTTATCCATATAACACACATATAATGGCAATTTTAAAAAAAACCAGCTTCGATGAACGTTTAGAAACTATAAACGTTTTAGTTAAAGATACCGAACCTAATAGTAGATATTTTAAAATAACAGAATTATCTGATACATTTTCAGGGGGTAAAAACTCATTCCTAATACAAGGTAGTCCTGAATTAGTAACCGATACGGTAGTTAAGATACAAATCAAAGATTCGCAAGGAAATATCATATACAATGAGCCAGGCGAAGGTATTCCTGAATATTACGAAGGAACATCCAAAGTTGTATCGGTATATGTATATCCGGACACATCATTTGGTCCATGTACTATTACGATTTTAGGCGAATTGAATGAATACATATCAAATGGATTTAGAACTCCTATTCCTGATAATTGGAAAGATACATATAATGTAAAATGGGAGAAGCAGATAAACGTAAATCCATTTTTAGCAAACACATCTAAGATAAGATTTTACCGTAGACCTAAAATAACAATATCGGAATCAGTATTACCCATATACAATCGGGTTGTAAATAGAGTGTCAGTATCCGGCTCAATAAACGGAACACCACTTTCTCCTAATCAATTTGAAGATTATCGAACATTTAAAGGGATAACCAGATATGAACTTTCTCTAAATGGTTTATCTCAATTTTCGGAATCAATGGAAAGAGAGATTATTGAAATAAACGGTCTTGAAAAATCGTATACACCCACTATAACCGATGTTACTTCTAATAATAAAGCATTTGTAGATATACCATATTATGTAACGGCATCCACATCACAGAACTATTATTCCGTAACTCCATTCACATCGGCATCATTTACAATGTCGTATGATGAGAATATTAGTTTATCAAATTCATCCATAAATACCTCATTCGCAAAAATCAATATTACGGATTTGGAAACATTTAGTGGTGATGTGAATCGGATAAAGGTATACGCAAGTTCAAAAAATGATTTAGGGGATTTCCAATTACTTGAAGATATTCAATTGGAAAGCAATGAGTTATTAATTACATCATCTTTCTCAAATCAATTAAATGTTAGAACGGGATTATTTACACCATCTATTATATCTACGTTTTGGACATCATCGGCAATTCAATCCAATGTAAATATATCTACAGATAACAGTATATTGCTGAAATCGGTAGTTTTAACACCCCAGACTGATGCAAGTTCTTCCGTTGGACTATTCAAATTTTATAATTCGGGATTAATTGAATTTACAAAAAATACAGAATATCAGTTAGATTATATACCTCTACTTGTATCAGCGGCACAAACGTTTGGTGGTATAGATATCTA